AAGATCCGGTCTTTCCTGCATTTTTCTGTGCCAGACGAAGGACCACTGACAGATTATGAAAGTTGGATGCCGGACTTCGTTCAGGGACTTGCCAAAAGCCTTGAGAACAGCCGGGGAATGATACAGAAAGCAGTACAGGGTCTTAGTAGTGACCTGATTGTATCTGCAAATGTAACAGGTGTTCAGACTGCCGGAACCACAAACGTAAATTTCTACGGAAATTATAAATTTGAAGATAAGCAGGATATTGACTACTTCATGAATCAGGCAGCACTGAGAATATCGAGGAAACGTTAATGATAGTAGATGGAAAAGATCTGACAAAAAAATACAAAGGAAAAATAAAGTTTGGCCAGCAGACCATCCAGCCACGGCAGGTAAATACTTACACAGAGTGGCTGGATCATAATTCGGATCCGACCCGGTCATGGTCTCCTGAGACGCGTTTTTTCGAAGTGCAGATAGAGATGATTGCGTCCGGGAACACTAAAACAGAGGCAGAGTTGCGAATTAGTGAGGCAGTTAATGACTTTGTGACCGGAAGTGTGATCAGACTGGACAATGTTGATATAAATATCGGTGCAGAAGTTACTAATATTGAAAAAGAGTTCATAAAAAGATGGGACTATAAAGTGACGGTAACAATGCAGGGGTGGGAAAAGAGTACAGAGCAGATCACAGTTGCGGTGAATGGTACCGTACAGATTATTCTTGCCGAAGGAAATCTGACAACTCCTTGCGATATTGAAATCACTCCAAAAGCAGACATAGCACAGATTCAGTTATTTGGTGCATTTTACGACCAGGTATCCGGATCCGATGAAGGAATAACTATCAAAAATCTGAAACAAGGGAAAAAGATAGTGATCAGTGGAGATGACTGTACGGTTCTCCAAGAGGGAAAAAATAAATTTTCAGAAACAGAGTTCTGGGAATTTCCGCATCTGAGACCTGGAAACAATACAATCAGCTGCACAAGTGATCAGTGCGACATTGTTATAAAATACAAACCACGATATATGTAAAGGAGAATTGAAATGAAATTTACAAATCAGAAGATTGAGAACATGCAGAACGTGCTTACGGTGATTGGAAACAAAGAAATTGATAATCCCGTTCTTGCACTTAAAATTGCAAGAAACAACTATAACCTTACGCAGGCATTAAATCCTGTTCTGAAAGTTAAAAACGATATCTTAAGAAAATATGGCGAAAAAGATGAAAAAGGCAAGATCGTCATGGACGAAGACGGAAGAATCCGGATTACAGATATCCCTAAATATAACGCAGAAATCACCACGTTGATGAATACGGAAACCGATGTGAATATTGAGTGCTTTTCAGAAGAAGAATTCAAGAAAATGAGCGCAACTCCAAATCAGCTTATGACTTTACTTGAAATAGCAAAATAATCATGAAAAAGCGGGGAGGATAACATGCTTAGAATTTTAGATAAAAATAAAGTCCCCGTGAAGGGTTTGCGGAAATACAGTGATTTGTGTATCGAAAACTCGATTGAGCTTGATGATAAGACACTTTTCAGTACCGTACAGAAATGTTAGATCAGCTATTGCGGTTGAAGGGTACATAGAAACAAAAGATGACCGATTTGTTGTTAAAGAAATCGAAAAAAGCAGTGAAGGAACAGCAACCATCACAGCACAGTTGGACCTAGAAAGCCTTGAAGGAAAACCATTCAGGGCATTTAAGTCAGAAGAGCAAACAATAAAAGCAACACTGCAGCTGGCATTTGCCGGAACCGGATGGATAGTTGGAGAATGTAGAATTTTAAAAAAAAGAACGCTGTCAATGGCAAATGTGTCCGCACTGGATGTCTTGAAACAGGCCTTAAAAACATATCGAGCCGAGATTAAGATTGATTCTAAAAAACAGAGCATCGATATATATCCAGAAGTCGGAAGCGACAAGGGAGTGTATTTTTCAGACCAGCTGAATCTTCGAAAGCTTACTGTACAGTATTCCACATATGATTTCTATACAGAAATAGAACCATACGGAAAAGATGGATTAACTATTGAAACAGTTAATTCAGGAAAGACTTATCTGGAAAATCATCAGTACAGCAGCAAGAAAAAACGCTGCATCTGGAAAGATGAGAGATATACGATCGCAGATTCATTAAAAGAAGATGCTGCAGCAAAACTGGCGGATATGAGCAAGCCGTATGTATCATACAGTGCGGATATTGTAGATTTATCGCGAAACTCTCAAAAGTATTCGATACTCCAGTACGAAATCGGTGATACGGTAACTCTGATCGATCACGTTACTGGAGAGAAAGAAAAGCAGCGCATTGTAAGCATGAAAATTTATCCGGAGGCGCCGGAAAAGAATAGCTGCACACTGGCGAATAAAGTTCTGACTTTTGATGAACTGGCACAAAAGTATGAAGATACCGCAGATACGGTGGATAACATTACAAATGACAATGGCCAGGTCGATGGAGATGCAATCGATGGAATACATAGCAGGCAGATTGTCGATCTGGAAAACGGAATTATTGAATCGGCGTATATTCAAGATTTGAGTGTGAAATACCTGCAGGTGTCCGGAAAGATTACAGCTGTAGAAGGCGAGTTTGGAACACTAAAAGCGAATACGGCACAGTTCGAGGAAACTTATACAAAAAAACTAGAAGCTGTAGAGGCTGATATCAATACACTCAGAACAACAGATCTGACCGCTGTGAACGCAAAGATCGATGTCCTGGACGGAAATTACGCAAACATTAAAACACTTCTTTCCGGAGGGGCAGGAATCGGAGATCTGCAGAACATCCACCTGACGTCTCAGAACGCAGTCATTGACTCAGCATTGATCCGATCAGCCGTGATGCAGACGGTA